TCCTTGCCCTCCGCCCTGGCGATGATCCGCAGCAGGGCCGACATCTCAGCCATTACGGTCAGCCTCCAGAATCGTGGTCTCGATCACCCGTAAATCCTCCAACAGCTGGCGCGGATCGTCTGCTGGGTACAGGCTAAACAGCCACTCCAGCACCCTGTAGTCGAGGCCCTCGCGGCCGTTCATGCCGATTCGCCATTGCGTCTCCATCCGCAGAAACATCAGCAGGGCCGGCCAGTTCTCCGGCCAGACCCAGCAGTCTTGATCGGCTAGCAGTTCGGCTGGCAGCTCAATGCCATGCGCCGCAGCATCATCCGCCAGTTTATTGCGGCCGCCGCTTAGCCAATGCCTCGCGATTTCTTGGAGGTTGGCTTTTTTGCGGTATCGGCCTTCTTGCTTTCAATCCAGGCATTGACAATAGCGGTGGCCACGCCTTCGCTTTTTAAGAACTCTTCTTTGGTTGAAGCTGTAAATGGAATGTCTTCGCCGTTTACGGTTATTTCTTCCCATCCTACTAGAATTTCATCTGCAACATAGAAGTAGGTGTACTCAGCAACATCTTCATCAGGCTTTTCGCCGTGTTTAATTTGCGTGTATCGCCTTATGGATTTTTCGGAAATTTCATCAATTCGATCCTGAGGAAGCCTTGCAATGTAAGCTATAAAAGATTCAGATTCTTGCAATCCGTTGTCGGCTGACGTTGAACAAGTAACAGGCAACTTGTAATAGGGCTTCTTGTCTAGCTTGAATGCCATGGTTGTGTTGAGGGTAAAGGCAGTCTAGGTGCTCCATGCCTGGCGGAACCAGCCGCTATCAGGTGGGGCAATGATTAGCGGTAGAGGGGAGAGTGCTGATATGGATTGCCCGAAGTCAATGTACAAAAATGGCTTAGCCCCCGTGGTTCCGTTTGCATAGATCAAAGCGTGCCTTGCGGTTAGCGTTGTCCCCGATAGAGGAAACCAAAGTACAGGGTTGCTTTTGAAAGCTATGCCAGTGGTGTTGTATGAGGCAAAAGTTACAGCGTCAAGAGTTTTCGCGTTTTGCGTATAGCCTGCTCCTGTCGCGACTTGTGTAGCGCCAGTCTCTGCTGCTGATTTGGTGGTGTGGGTTCCGTTGAATGTGAAGCTTGTGTATAGGTTGACCCTGAAATCTGGCGTAGCAGATAACCGCCAGGTGCCGGCCCACGCCTCAGCTATGACGTGATCGTATCGATAGGCGGTAAAGACTGTCATCAGGTAAAGACGAGTGTGAGTTCATCATTCCCTGCCGTGCTTGGGACCAGCCCTACAGGGACGTCTATCATCGTAATGTTGTCCATGTCCGTATAAGTGGGTGCCCCAAGGTTGCAGCGTGCGGTTACTGCGCAGCTGCCGCCAGCGCTGTCAGCATGGCTAAAGCTGACCGTGCCGATAGCGCTGGTGGTTGCAGCCGTGAAAGCGTTGTAGGCTGACAGAGATGGCGATTCAATCACGATCTTGCCGTTAGCCTGGCGGTTGTTAATTCGCACTTGCTTAGTACAGCCAACCAGCTCCTTATAGGTAGTGCTATTGTTTAGATTGAAGTCAAACTCACTTAAGCAAGCGCCATTCCAACCATTAACCAGTAAATTAGTAGTATTTACATTGCTGACATGCAGTGGGTCAACGTGGTTCCCGAACGTTGCGGAGGGCAGCGCTGCATCCGTTGGCGCTGCATAAATGCCGGTCATGTTAAACATGACGCGGAAGAACTCGCCCACCTTGCCCATAGGCTGAGCCGAGCCTCTACAGCCTGTTGCTAGGTGTTTTTGTCCGTCCATGTGGCCAACCATGGTTAGACCGGCGATGTCGGCATTATCTGTTTTCAGGTTATACGTGACACTGGTGCTTGCTACCACAGTTTCACTAAACCCACAAGCTTGCAGCAACCTGCCCCATTTAGGCGCCGTGCCAGCTACACCACTACCAGCAACATCAACCGAGAAGCTGAACTGTACTTTTTGGTTGATCAGGAACTTGCGCCGCGTACCAAAGTGCGGCTGTAGCGTTGTGCGCTCCAGCTCATCCGCATCCAGTGGAGTGATCTGAAGATCATCATTCACCATGATTGCAGCCGTGCCGCCAGGGTTGGCACTGGTCCCGTAGGGGCTTTCAATGGCTGCCAGGAGCAGCCGTTTGTTGTACTGTCCCATTCCGCTCTAGGTGTGTTGGTATCAGGCTAGGGATTCTGGGGCTGTTCGATACTGAACAATCCAGTCCTGAAGCGCCCAGCAGCTGGTCAGGTCGCTTTTCTCCAACTGCCAATCAGTTGGCCCTGGCGTGATGTCCACAGCCAGTCCACCGATGGTGCGGTCGGCCATCAGGGTGGCGTGGATGGCCGCCAGGATCGGATCTGCCAGTTGATCGGGGACTGCCCCCCTGGTGTTCACCGCAACCTGAATGGTCAGGGTGTTGTCGACCCGGCAGGTGCTGACCTGGGGAGTCGAAGGGACGTTGCGAGCTGGCACCGTGACCGTTGCCGGAGCCTCGGCCCGGATGATCGCCTCGGCGCGGCTGCGCCAGTGGCTCGCGCCTGGCACGGTGGCCACCTTGGCGGCTACGGCGGCAATGATCTGTTCGCGCTTGGTGTAGGTCATTCAGGGCTGTACGGAGTCCGCTTGCTGTAGATCATGCCGAGACCGCCGCCTGAATCTGTGCTCCGGTGGTGTCCACCGTGGCCACATGCGACAGCCTGCCGGATGCAAACTGGCCCATGGCTGTTACCACGTTGGCCTGTGTTAGCATAGCAGTTCCCACAGTGTTGTCCACGGCAACACCGAGCGCTACATTTGCCGCCGACGGAACAGCCATTGTTCCCGTCAGTTCCGATGTTGGCCCGTAGACAATTTGACTACGAACGTTATTTGTAGCGGGATAGCCTCCTGCGGGAAGATTGTCAGCCGAATATAAAGTGCGAGCTGCACCCGATACCGACAACACATTAAATGATGTTGGCGGCGCATCGGCGGGAGCCCGCCAGGTGATAGCGGCTACAGCCAGCACGCCATTAGCTGCAACCAGCATAGGCCCGGTCAGCCTTGTGCTTTGAGCGGCAACGCCTGCGGCAATAGCCGGAAAACCTATGCCAGGGGTGAGAGCGCCGTTGATTGTTACGGAGCCAGCTGTGCTGCTATTAAAAAATGCAGCTGCGGTACCACTAGCTGTAGCGCCGCCAGTGGTTGTCCAGCTCCCGGAAAAAGAAGCAGTAACATTTAAGCCATACGCCTGGCCTGCGTTACCACCTAAGAGCATTCCGACATGATTGATGACACAGTTAGCAGAGCCACTCAACGAGATCCCCGGTATATTTGCGGAAGTACCCCCGGTAAAGTTTCCGGTAACGTTTAGCGTGCCGGCAAAAGCAGCATTTATCGTTAAGCTTGCATTAACGCCACCCGTGTAGTTTCCGGTAAAATTGATCGTACCCGCTCCTGTGAGAGCTATCGCGGTCGTTGAACTGGCTGGCGTCGCAGATTGCGATGCTGTCAACGTCGCAGATTGTCCAGGGCTAAGGTTAACGCTTAGAACGCTTGTGGCCGTGGCGCCTTGCACAACACCATTAGCATTTGTGCAGGTGAGATTTGCGCCGTTGACGAGAGTAAAACCACCGCCGGCAACAATGCTAGTTCCGCTGGCGTTGCTGATCGCCTGCACGGTTCTGGCGTCGCTGATCGGAATCGTGAACCCGTTAGCGAAGGCAATATCTCCCGAGCCTGGAACAACACCGCCAACCCATGTGGAGCCCAAGGAAAAATCTGTAGACGCAGCACCTCTAATGTCAGCCATTACACTACCTCCGAAAGATACGCTTGACCAGCCACCTCAATGGCGTTCAAGAATTTGGCCAGCCTAGGATCGTTCTTCGAGGCCTCGACGGCATCTCCCCAGAGTAAAACCCGTTGTCCTGCCGGCAGCATCTGAATATCGGCGCCCTCCTGATAAGGGGTCAATGTAACAGCCAGCGATACGGCCATTACAGGGCCTTCGGCCCTGGCCATCAGCGACAGCGATGGTGCCAGAAACGGAAATTGCGACCCATCCGGGCCATCCGGTTGCGGGTTCTGAATTGCCATGGGTCAGGAGGGGTAGGTGTGAGTGGTTCGGCCTGTCCAGGTGACAGCCGTGATAGTGCTGCTGCCGGTCTGGACTCCGGCAGCACTGAACTGGGTGCGAGTGATCACCCACACCGCAGACGATTCCGACGACCCGGCAGGTGCCTTGCCGACGTAGATGGTGTTCGCGGTAGACGTGGAGTCGATGCGGACAGCGCTGGAGGTGCCACCAGAGCCGCCCGGCAGGTTGGTCAGCTGGGAACCGTCAACGGCTGGCAGCTTCCCGGCACCATCCAGCGCGATCACATTGCCGGCTGCCGTGCCAATGGTTATACCTATGACTGAGCGAGCCGCGGCCTGTGATGCGGTGGTTGCCAGTTGATCGCCAACGGTTGAGCGATACCCAGACCACCAGGAGGATGCTGCGCTCTGCCCGCGTGCGGACGTGAAGTAGAGATTGACCGAGCCTTCAGGCACTGCATCGGTCGAACCCGGTGATGGGTTGATCTCAGCGTAGGTTGACCCTGACCACCGATATTGGCGATTAGTTGCCAGGTTGATATAAAGCTTCCCTGCCTCGCCAGTAACAGGAAATGCCGCAAGACTTGCAAACTCCAGAACATCATCGACAAACCCCGGCAGCAGCGCGGATGGAATCAGCGCCGACGAATCCAGGATGGGGACATTGCCCGCTGCCGTGCCCGCGTCTCTGGTTGCCGCCGTCCCCAGCTCCAGGCTGGCGCGAGCGGTTACCGCGTTCAGCCCGGTGGCGCCGCCGTCCCACCGCAGCCGCTCGGAGTAGGCCGCGTCCCAGCTGGTCTGGCTGGCCGTGGTGGGCAGGCTGTAGCCGGTGGCAAACGACAGCGTGATCGAGGCGGTTCCCGATCCGGTGACGGTGAATCCCGTTGGCGCCGCGAACGTCGGATAGCCGCCGGGGCCGGTGCCGCCCGCAGCGTCGATCGAGGTGTCGGTAATCGTCAGGTTGGCGCCGAGCGTCAGGTGACGCAGCCGCCCGGCCGAGTGATCCCAGAACACCAGCCGATCGGCGCCCGCCCCCGGGTCGTCAGCGGTCAGCTGCTGCCCCGTCAGCCCCAGCACGTCGGCCACGGTGGCGCCGAGGGTTACCGGGTCGCGAACCGATGCCAGGGGGGCGTAGAGAGCGCCTGCCTCGGTCTGCGTCAGGTAGGTGGGGTGTGGATCGACCGCCGCCAGGTGAGCAGTGATGGCAGCTGCCGCGGTGCCGGTGGGGTCGGCGCCAACATCACCAGCCGTCAGGGTCTGATTGATCCACAGGCCACTAGATGCACGGCGCAGTACCTGCCCCGGAGTGGCGCTGCTAATCAGAACATCATGCAGCTCATCAAGCTCCTGGCCGTTGTCAACCTTGACGTAGAGGATCCCTGATGTTCCCGCGCCCGTTTTGACGCACC